ACTTGCCCGCATACGCATTCATTCATCATGCCTTTAGGGTAATCGTGTATAGTAGCAAATCTTGTCCAAATACTCATTTAGTCAAATACCAATCTGTCCACATAGGCAAACGCTCAGGGTCATGGTCACCATAATAGCGTGAAATGTTATTTTCGCAATTCTCGCAGAAAGTAAATTGCTCATCTCCTACCTCTGAGATAGCGATTTTATTAGGTGTGTGTTCTTTACACATTGTAATTGTTGTAGTCATTATTCTGCCTCCTTAGTATTGAATAGCGAGGACATCTTATCATTAGCCTCTGACATTGTTGCGATAGCCTTCAATAGGCTCGCCTTGCGTTGCGCCTCTACGTGCGCCTTGTATTCATCTAGGTTCATGAATTGACCTTCTTTCGTTGTTGTTATAGTAGACATTATACACTAGGGGGCTGACATTTCTCTACCTACTAGCCAGTAGTCTTACATAGTAAGACGCTCAAGCGGTGTGATAAAAATCACACAAATCTCGGGCGTGTCGTAGTTGCAAAACCTGGGGGTTGTGGATAACCCCCGTAAGCCTGTGGATAACCCCGCTCTTTTGCGGGCCAGCTTGTCAAGCCGACACGCCGTTAGGCTAGTGTGATTTATCCCACTCCATGTAGTCGGCTACGATCTCACGCCATACCATGCGCCCCATGATAAGGGCGGGAACGATAAGGGCTATCTGTACTAGTGTAGTTATTAGTCTATTCATTAGTTATCCCATGATAGTGCGTATAGTTTTGCTAGTTGCTCATCATCTTCATCATTAAAGTCATCTAGTGGAGGTTGTTCCTCATCTACCTCATCAAGGTATGCGTATGCGTCTGATACAGACGATTGAATAGACTCGTATTTATCTATTGAGTTAGTTTGGTATGAGTATGCGTATGACATTAGTTCTGTGTTACCTTTCGCATGTGTGCTACTACATTACTAGAAACTTTCTGTAAGTCTTTTACTACCTTGTTCATCTCGTCTGCGCTATTAGCGGTGAGCCCTGCGCCTAGTAGTTGAGAGCCGTCCCATAGTGAGTATGTGATTGTCATTGTCTGTTCTTCTTTCGTTAGTTGGTTATAATGGAATTGTAGCGTATAGGGCTGACATTATCAAGCCGACACGCCGTATAGCGGTAGGGTTAGGGTGTGAGTTACCTCACACGCCATTCTGTCCACATAGGCAGACGCTCAGGGTCGGTATCATCATACCAACGCTCTACATTCTGTTCACAATCTTGGCAGAATGTGTATTGAGTATCTGATACCTCTGAGATAGCAGACTTCATAGGGTTGTGCTCTCGGCACATTGTAATTGTAGTCATTGTAGACCACCTTTCTTAGTAAGTGTTTCTTACTTTCTTTATATCTTTAGTCTAGCAGGGGGGACTGACATTTATGCCTGTTTCTCGGGCGTGTCGCAAATAAATCTTTGTGAAGTACATCACACTCACGCTCAGTTACTCATAAGACTATGGGCGCACTATCCAAAATGTCCGTTTTGTCTAATATATGTATCATACATGAAAAAATAATATTAACATTTTATGAAATCTTAAAAAGCAGTTGACTAGAATATAGAGCGGTGTATAATAAGAACATGGAACCATATGCATCTATAGTTAAGAAACAGCTTGCTCAAATATTAGAAAAAGAACCCAAAGCCGTTCTAATTGAGAAGAACATAATTGTATTAAAAAACTGGCTATCAGATGATCTTTGCGATAGGCTAGTAAACCATGTAGAATCTTTTGGAGAAGATATTTGGTGGGATAAAAACAAAAGAGAATGGTGGCATGGAAAATTCTTTTTTATTGAAGATCCAGAACTTGATGCAGAGCTAAAACATATGCGTATAAGGCTACAGGAGCTCTTTAGACAGGAGCTCTGGGTAGAAAGCATGAACTCTGTACACAGAATGACTAAAGGTCAGTCTATGTTTATCCATGCAGACAATTTAGTAGAATCTTTGGGTATGGACAATAAGTGTGTTTTTGGAGTTACACATTATATAAGCAATTTTGACGGCGGAGAGATTAGTTACCCTAATGTTAAATTTATGTATAAACCTGAAAAGGGAGACTTGCTACTACATCCTGGATGGGAAGAATATGCACATTATACAGAAGAAGTAGAAGGCGATAGAATAAGATATATTGTAGCTGGATTTGCATCATTGCCAGAAGCGCAGGCATTAAGAGAAAAAGATCAATTATATGAGGGCATAGATGCAATTAAAATGTCTAGTGCTGTAAATGGAATATTTGGAGAAGATGATTTGCCTGAAAATTTCTATACAACTCCACATAAATATTTATAAAACCCCCGTGATATAATAGATTAATGTTATATGTATTCGGAGATTGTCATGTTGAATACATGCATGACTTAAATATAAAAAATAATAATATTAAATTAATTGGAAAAAGCGGGCTTTGGTCTAGCTCTTTAAATTTACGGGAATTGGGGAAAATTTCATTTGTAAATACAAAAGAATATATTATTCCAGTTGACCAGAATATAATAATGTTTCTTGGACATGCAGATATAAGAAACACACAGCCGTTATATAAAGACATAGAGATGAAAGTTGACCAATATGTTGAGTTTGCAACAAAATATTTAAAACCTTATTTTCAAAATGTTTATTTTGCAGAACCGTGGCCAATATGGTCTGATTCTCATCCAGATAAACTAATGGCAGAAGATTATTTTAAAAAGGCATTAGCGGTGGCTGTAGAAAAATATAATACTAAAATAGTTATAACTCAAAAAGAAATTTATGAATATATAGGTAAAGATGGTGTTCCTGAACATGAAAATGTTTTAGAAAAAAATAGCCATGGTATGACTTGGCCAGATCATTATCTTGAAAAAGTTTTAAATTTAATTATGGCAAAGTCATTGACTTTGTAAAATAAAAAATGCTACACTAAGTTTGCTTTGTGGGGGCTTACCCTGAAACTCAATATGTACCAGATAACATCTGAGAATATCGTTTTAGGAGTGCTTCTCTATCTTTCCAAAAAGTTAAAATTTGGGGGGTAGGGGGGCTTTCCTAAAATCTAATATACCCAGATAAACAATTAAAAAACATAAAGAAAATACATAAGAAAAGGCGGGAAAGATGAATAATATAAATGTACCTGAAGAATGGCCAAAATACAAAAAGATTAGAGTAACTACTATAGCCCTTATCATAATAGTAATAGCTATAATATTCCTTGTTAGTATATAGGCCTATTTGGTTTCACGTGAAACATAGTTAAGAAACATAGCGTATAATATATAAATGGAACAAATAGAAAAACTTAAAACTGGGGAAATTAAAGACCTCCTCATAAAAGACTATTTTGGATCAAAAATAACCTGGAATAGAGTATTAGGTTTATTATATAAGAATTCAGATCTGTTGCAGATAATAAATCCTCTATGGATTAAAATAAAGCAGCGTCAAATATTTTCTGATATGCCAGAAATTAAAGATTTTCTTTTAAAACTAAATGTCGACTTTAACTTTGAATTTAATGAAAACTGTTCCTTTAACGATGACTGGCAATCTGGGGTATGCGCTTGCGATGAACAGTGGCATATAGATGGTTTTGTGGTATCCCTTTCACCTAAGACAATGGAAACACATAAAGATGTTCATAATTCATGCTATTTGCAATTAGTTGGTGATTCTTATTGGGAGCTTGACGGTAAAGATCCTATAAAGATGGAACCAGGAGATTTACTATTTGTTTCTAAAGACATAACTCATCAAGTATGGGGAGATGGACCTAGATCTGGAATTTTATTTGTTGAAAAGAAATACCTATAAGGTTTAGAGAGGGATATACTTCTCCTGCACCTATTAAAAGTAATTCAGATGGAGTATAATGGTAATATGATACAACGTAAATCAAAGATGATAGCTTATGATGTACCCTTTTCCGCCCTCTTTTATGTGATATATGCTGGCATGCCAGAAGAGCATTTAATTGGGCGAATAAAGGAAGATGAAGATCAATTGATCGCAAAGCTTAGAGAGGCATATGAGGAAGGTTATGATTAAAATTGATAGGGTCTCTATTTTCGGCTCACTTTTTCGACGCACTTTTAGCAATCAATAAGGAGATGTATTATGGCTATAGAAGTTGAAATATACAACGATAAAATTTTTTATTTTAAGAATGCTATTCCTAATGCCAAAGACATTGTAGAGTTCTTAAAAACAGACCTGGGCCAGCCAACTATAAGCAAATGGTTGCCATGGGGAAATCAATACGCTTTTTCTTTAGAGCAAAAAAGAGATTGGGAAGCCGCTAACGTAGAGCCATTAGATTTTGGATCAGCAAAATGCATTTACCCACCATACATGGATTCAGATAATGATAAATCCCATTCTTGGGTGTATGATTCAATTCATAAATCCATAAAAGAATGTTCCGAAATGTATTCTAGATTTTTAAATATAGATGAAAAAGAAAACCCGCGTTTGCCATCGGGTGGATATGTTGTTGGAAGATATAACGCTACACAAAGTAGAGGAATTCACAGAGATTGTGGGTACGACGACCTAGAACATTCATATGTAATTTATTATAATGATGATTATGAAAATGGTGAGCTTTACTTTCCAAATTATGATTTAAAAATAAAACCAGAGGCGGGAAGCGTGGTTATGTTTAAATCTTCTGACCCAGAAAATGATCATGAAGCTCTTCCAGCAAATGGATACAAATATATAACTCCTCATTTTTGGAGAATGGGACCATCTCAAGGATTTATACCTTATGGAGAAAATTTAGAAGATTTTTTATCAAGCATAACACTAACCAATGAATCTGATAACTTAAAATCAGTTGATGAACGTAAAAAGGAGTTTTTGGATGAATAAAGTTTATTTAGATGAAAATATATTCTACATAGACAATTTTATAAGCGCCGAGGATATAGACTCTATATTAAAAATTTTTTATGCAAACGACCCTCAATTTGTAAATAAAGAAATGTATGGAATTCATCAAATTTGCGATTTTTATCATCCCGAATGTGAAAAAATTTGGAATCAGACTATTAAAAAAATAAAAGAATTATTTAACAATGATAAAGAACGTGCAACAAATTTGTCATCAAATGTAAGGTTGACAAATTATTATTTAGATGATGATAATCAGAATAAAGAATGGGCTATGCTTCCTCATTCAGACACCTTTGATATTAAGTCTGAGTCTGGAGACGTTTTAGGACAAGTTCTTGTAAATAAAGGATTTATTTTATTTTTTACAGATAATTTTGATGGGGGAGAAATAGTTTATGTAAATAAAAATATTTCTTTTAAACCTAAATCTGGGACGTTATTATGCCATCCTGGTTCAGATGAATATACTCATGGTGTAAACAAATTTTCTGGCAATGATAGAATTATTGTGTCAGGCTTTGTGCATCAAGTGCCATGCCTCTGCGACCAATGCAGAATGTAATTGGAAGATGAATACGTAAACCGACAATCTATTCCAGATAATTATAAAATACAAAAACCCAATTAGAGGCGGATCCAATTGGGTTTCTGCATGTACTTTCGTACTATTAATATAAGGAGCCTAAGCTCTACTTAGTATTAATTCTTTTTAAGATGTTTTTAATTTTTTGAAGCATAGTTACTTTATGTTCTTTTTCCCACGCTTTAATTTCTTCTATAGGATGCTTAGTTCCATGGTCCCATGGGAAATATGGTCCGTACATTCTTTTTGCATGGTATCTAGGCATAATTACATTATACTACTATTCGTGTATTAATATATCATTTTGATCTAGCTTGTCATAAATTTCTGACATGAAGTATGTCATCGCGCCTCTTGCCTCTGTTGTTTTTGCTTCTGTTTCTTCTTCTGTCATCCCACTCATTAAAGCCATTTTTGTGTTTACCATTTCATAAACAGTAACCATTAGCTCTACTACTGAATTTTTATCTTTTTGCATTTTATTCCTCTGTTGTTTTAAATGCTGGAGCTGGTCCCAGCAAAAATCCTTCTTCATGATATTTTACCATTTTTTCAATTTCATTACTAGAGGAAGAAGACTTAGCAATTAGACATAATACGTCATATATACGATGAAGCATTATATAATTTACCATAGGCAAATTATCTTCTAACGCCTGGGCCTGCCCTTCTTTATCCAACATTTTTTACCTTAATGTCTTCTAAAACCTCATCTATTGTTACCAGGCCTTTTGTCTTACATTCATTTAAATATTCTTTTACTACCAGCAAAGCTCTTTCGGCTAAAAGCAATCCTGGCATATGGATACATGGGATATTTTTTGCAACTCTAGCCCTAAGCTCCTCATCAAATTCATTTTCTCTCGGCATCTTTAACCACCTCTAGCATTTTTAAATATAGGGAAGATCCTATATAGTTTTTATAATTACAGGACAAGCAATAAGTATATATATCGTCATTGTTATCTATGTTGGCAAAAAGAAGGCCTTGGCACAGTGGACAATCCATTGGTGTACCAAAGCCCTCTTTTGCTAGAGATAGATATTGAGATACTACTTGTATCTTAATAACTACTCCTTACTCTTAGTTGGAAATTTTGCTAGCCACTCTTTTGTCTTTGGCGTTAGCCCTTTCCATGATGACCAGTCGGTACCGCCTTTAGTCATAGAATACGTTATCTCTGCATTGATTACTGGATCAAATAACGAATAGTTACTGTCCAGGTCGAATTTTTCTTTTCGATCAAAGCCTAGGTTACCAAGCATATTAATCTGAAAAATTCCGTAGGAACTGTCTCCAGTATTCCTGTTGCCGTTATAAGCCATTGGTCGTCCATGAGATTCTTTTTTAGCTACGGCCCACGCCATTTTAAGAGCGTTTCCTTCAAACCCTACATAAGAGAGCAGTTGTACTAGCTCCTGGTCTGTAAGGGCAACTGAAGGCTTGTATACAGTATTGCTGAACTTTTCCAGCGTTTGTTTTTTCAGTTGTACATTTGTTTGCAATAAAGGCTTTGTTACCAAAGCCTGAGCTGGTTGTATAGAGTTTAACGTTGATCCGCTAAACAGATACAATACAACAATTGCAATTGCTACATAATGATGTAAAACATCACTAAGTTTTTCTTTTATATTCTCCATAGGTATTCCTCCTTTGAAGAGATAACGAACTATAAGAATACCATTAATAATATTAATATGTCAACCTAGAAATAAGGGTATTCTTATTCTAGTTAACTAATAAAAAATTTTATTATATTCTTAAAAGCCTTCACTTCTCTAAGATCTTTTGGTAGAATAGGAACTCAATCAAAATTTAATGAACCGCAAGGCGGAGAAAAAGGTATATAATGACAAATCAATCTAGCTTTAAACTATCTTCAGATTATTATGAAGAAAAACCAATGGAGCTTATTCCAGAAAATCAATATTCATACGACATAGAAAACCCCTATGAAAAATTTATAGCTATGTCTAGATATGCTAGATGGATACCAGATCAAAATCGTCGTGAAACATGGAAAGAAACGGTAGATAGATATTTTGGTTTTATGCTTAATCACCTAAAAACAAATTTTGATTATACTCCAGATGAAATACTTTTATCAAACCTTAAAGATGCTGTGTATCAAAGAAATGTAATGCCATCAATGAGAGCTGTAATGACTTCTGGTCCCGCCCTACAAAGAGACAACGTTGCTGGATACAACTGTTCATATTTACCAGTAGATCACCCAAGAGCATTTGATGAAACAATGTATATCTTGATGTGTGGTTCTGGTGTTGGATTTTCTGTTGAATACAAATATATAAACAAGCTTCCTGCCGTCCCAAACATTTTAGAAAAGGCAGATGATGTTATTGTTGTAGAAGATTCTAAATCTGGTTGGGCAACAGCATACAAAATGCTGCTTAAAAATTTGTGGGATGGAAAAATTCCTTCATTTGACGTTACCAAGGTTAGACCAGCAGGAGCAAGACTTAAGACAATGGGCGGAAGGTCATCTGGCCCACAACCGCTTGTAAACCTTTTTGATTTTACAATTGCAAAATTTAAAGCTGCTTCTGGTAGACAATTAAAGCCAATTGAATGCCATGATATTATGTGCAAAATTGGTGAGGTTGTTGTGGTAGGCGGCGTCAGAAGATCAGCCATGATTTCTCTTTCTAATATTAATGATATTGAAATGGCTTCTGCTAAGTCTGGAAATTGGTGGGAAAACAATACTCAACGAGCACTATCAAATAATTCAGTAGCTTATTCTAGAAAGCCAGGCATGGAGCAGTTTATTTCTGAATGGAAATCTCTTTATGATTCAAAATCTGGTGAGCGCGGAATTTATAATGTCGCGGCTGCACAAAAACAAGCAGCGCTGTATGGAAGAGACCCAAATATTCACTACGGAACAAACCCGTGCTCTGAAATTATTCTTAGGCCAAACCAGTTTTGTAATTTATCAGAAGTTGTAATTCGTGAAAACGATGATGAAGAATCTGTATCTAGAAAAGTTGAGCTGGCATCGGTACTTGGAACCTGGCAATCAACTCTAACAGATTTTAAATATATTAGGGATATTTGGAGAAAAAATACAGAAGAAGAAAGGCTGCTTGGAGTATCTTTAACTGGTCAATTTGGAAATGCTATATTTTCTGGCAAAGCTAGATCTATTGGAGAATTCGAGGCAGTCAAAGGCCAGGGCTTATGCTACGACGAAGAGATTGTTAAAAAAGACAACATGCAAAAGCTAGAGCACTTGCTGCAAAGACTAAGAACTCGCGCCAGAGAAGCTAATGTGCAAGAGTCAGGCCTTATTGGCATTAATGCATCTGCATCAGTCACGTGTGTCAAACCTTCGGGAACAGTTTCTCAACTAACTGGAGTTTCTTCTGGCATGCACCCGTGGCATTCTGAATATTACATTAGAACAGTTCGTGGTTCTAAAACTGATCCAATTTCCATATTTCTTAAAGAAATTGGCATTCCTTTTGAAGACGACGTAATGAAGCCTACAGAAACTTATGTTTTTTCTTTTCCAATAAAGGCACCCAAGAAAGCAACGTTTAGAAAAGACCTTACAGCAATAGAGCACCTAGAGTTGTGGTTAATTTATCAACGTGCATGGTGTGAACACAAGCCATCAATTACTGTATCTGTTCACGAAAATGAATGGATGGAGGTGGGAGCTTGGGTGTATAAAAACTTTGATGAACTTTCTGGAATTTCATTTCTTCCATACTCAGATCACTCTTATAAGCAAGCGCCATATCAAGAAGTTGCACAAGAGGAGTATGAAGCGCTAGTTAAAAAAATGCCCAACAGTATTCGTTGGGAAGATTTATCATTTTATGAAACAGAAGATGGAACTTCTATTAATGCTACGCTTGCTTGTAGTTCAGATGGAAATTGTGAATTAGTAGATATTAATGGATAGTGGTACAATAATAGAATTGGGGTAAATCCCAAAATTCCTGGGCGCCAGCCCAGAAATAAGGAGGATCTAATGAAAAAAGATCTAAACAAGAATGGAATGGTAGAAATGCAAGAAAAGATTCTAGCAGCACTAGCAAGTTACGGACGTCATTTCCTAGGAATAGCAATCGGTTTGTATTCTGCTGGGGTTACAGACCCAGGCGATTTGGCTAAAGGCGCAATTGCAGCTTTTGTCCCCGTTATCTTAAAGGCACTTAATCCAAATGAAGCATCTTTTGGGTTTACCAAAAAGCCTTAGCATTTAGTCGATTAGAAATACTCCTACGCTATAATTGGTGTAGGAGTATTCCTATTTAGGAGACTATGGCAAATGGCAGGACAAAAGAATTTCGAAGTAGATCAGAATGCAACATTTAGCTTTGTAGTAGAATATAAAGACGATAATGGTACTGCGATTGATCTTACTGGTGCATCTGCAAAAATGCAGGCACGTGATACACAGGGTGGTTTAAAGCTAGCAGTAACTTTAACTTCTCCAAGCGGCGGGATAGTAATAAACGGCCCACTTGGAAAATTAACAGTAACACTTACACCAACTCAAACAAATAAACTCTTTTATCCAAAATCAGCATATGACATCATGGTTGTAGATTCTAATTCGAATAAGATAAAACTCCTTGAAGGGTTTATGACCCTAAACAGATCGGTAACTATTTAATGACTGAATCAGTAGTTGTTAGAGAACAAATAAATAAAGTAATAATATCTTCTCCTGGTCCTCAAGGACCAAGAGGAAGAACTATTTTAAACGGTTCTGGAGATCCCTCGGCTAACCTCGGGCTCTCTGGAGATTTTTATTATGATACAGCATCTGCTTCTTTTCATGGTCCAAAAGTTTCTGACACAACATGGTCGGGATCAAATAAAATATTTTTAACAAATAACACTCTAGCACACGCCTGGGAACTTGCTCAAGTTACTGGACCGACACTCGGGGTATATTCTGTTGTTATTAACCATGGTCTTGGTTATCAACCAAATGTTACCGTAAAGTCTAGCGCAGGAGATATTTTGGAAACTGGAATAGACTACAATAGTACTAATCAATTAACACTGACAATGGCTCAACCATTTTCAGGGACAGCATACCTGTCATAAGGAGATAGCAAATGGCAAGAAAATTTTTAGTTAGTGTTGATCTCAACAAAAATGAGTTGCTCAATGCTAGAATTCAAAACTTAGGCTCAGCGCCTTCAAATCCAGTATCTGGTCAAATATACTACAATACTGGCACAAACATTCTTTACTTCTACAATGGAACAGACTGGACACCCGCATCTGGATCTACAGAAGTTATTCAAGACATTATTAGTTCTACCGTATTAGCTGGAACAGCATTAACGGCAACATATAATGATACCGCTGGCACACATACAATAAGATTAAATGATACCGCTGTAACGGCTGGATCATATGGCTCAGCAACACAAATTCCTAC